AGGAGCATATATGTTTACCTTTTATACAGCATCAGCCGGGGTAGGAGCTACAAATTTCCAGTCTTCATCTCAGGCTATAGTAAATGTGGAAGACTATTATTATAATATTTCTCCTCAATTTAATATTACCCAAAGTTTTACTGTTACTACTCCTTCATTATTAGGGTCAATAACTAAAACACATAGATCACAAGATGAATTTTATAACGGAGAATTAAGTGGTTCCACCCTAATAATATCTAATGGAGAATTAAATGAAGATTGTGCTCAATTTAAATTTATAAACCCTAAAGGTGGAAATTATGGAATAAGATCATATAATTCAACTGACAATAATTTTAGTGAATTTATTAATGCACAAAATTTTCCTTTACAAGGATTTATACAAACATGGTTTCAGGACGATGCTAGTGCAGCCCTACCAGCACCAAATCCAAGTAATGCTAGTGGGTAAAATATTTATATGAAATGGCAGGAAGAATAAGATATATTAAAGTAGCAAGAATAGATGGAAATGGCAATGATTTAACAAATACATTAGAATCATTATCTACTATTGTTTTACCCTTATCTACTGGAAATAAAGAATACATAATAAGAAATAGAACTAGAACTAATAATTATTATTTATATCTTGTTTCTCCCCCTAATAGGGTAGATATACCTGAAGTGGATAAACATTCACCTAATTATAATCTAGTAGGAACAGTTACAAATTTTAAATATCCATAAAAATGTCAGTACAAGCAGCAGGAGTACCCATACAATTTAATGCATCTATAGATGCAAATAATTTTTTTGTACCTGTTTCAGAAGGAATTACATTACCATCCCTTTCTTCTGATTTTCCACTTACTGCATTTAAAATAAAAACAGTTCCTCAAAAAGATTTTATATTTAATGTAACAGGTAGTGTTGAAGGTTTTAATATTATTTCCTCAGGAGCTACTTCATTATCGGGTTCGGTACAATTAGTAAAAAGAAGTGGAACAGATACAGTTTTAGAACAAGGTATTTTTACAAAACTTGCGGATGAAGAAATAACAGGAGGAAGTGGACAATTTAATTTTTCAACTACTAGTTCATTAGCTTTTAATGATTTAGTTTATTTAAGAGTTATAGGACTTAGAAACACTACAAGCCCCCAAAATCCTTCGGCATTTACTGCTTCACTAAATTCTTTTAAAATAACATCTATCCCAACAGGTTCAGCAAAAGAATTAGTAGTAGAACCATATTTTACATCTCCATTCTATGGGACTGATTGTGATGTAATGTATGGTAATGCTTCTCAACCTGTTATTAATCCATTTTTACAAGATATAGATTATAGTAGTGGTACTATAGTCCCTACAAATAATGAAGCTATTATAAATGGTTCCGCAACTAAAGGAACAGTTCCAGAATCATTTTTCACAATAAAATCAATACTTAATCCTACATATGAAAGTATAAATACTACAGATAGATATAATATAGATAAATCTTCATACTCTTCTCAAATATCAGCTGGTACTTTTACAGCATATTATACTGATGTTCAATTAGGAACAAGTAGTGGACCAACAAATTCATTTGCAAGATTTACTTTAAGTTATATTATTGATAATAATGGTGAAACCTTTGAAATTAGTAATTCAGATGATGATATTAATTTTTTAAAAAGACTTTTTGGTTCTAATGCTAATCCTTTTAAACCTGTTAATAGTCATTCATACCCTTCTCCTACAGATCCTGTTCATATTAGAGCAATTCCTTTTATAGGATCTGGTTCTAGTGCATCGGATGAACCTGCGTCCTTTAATGGAAGACCCCTTATTCAAACATTTGGGTCTTCAGTTAAACTTTTAGTATTTAATAGTGGTTCTTCAGCAGTTAATATTCCACAAGGTGGGGGTATTGTATTCCCCGCAGATATTGAATTAACAAGTGCCTCTGATCTACCCAGTAAGTCTAGAAAGATATTAACAGAGGCAAACATTTTATCACCTGAGGGCCTAGATTAAAAAAAGATTTTTTAAAAATAATTTGGAATAAAAACAAATAAAACACATATTTATAACATATAATTAAACACAAATGGGATATTTAAATAATCAAGTAGTAACAGTTGATGCTATTCTTACAAAAAAAGGTAGACAACTTTTAGCTCAAAATGACGGTTCTTTTAGAATTACACAATTTGCACTTGCAGATGATGAAATAGATTATACACTTTATAATCCAAACAATAATTCGGGTTCTGCATTTTATGGAGAAGCAATAGATAACATGCCTTTATTAGAAGCTTTTGCTGATGATTCTCAAATAATGAAATATAAATTAGCTACATTACCAAGAGGTACAGCAGTTTTACCTGTATTAGATTTAGGGTTTGCAGCTATAACATTAAAACAAGGAGCATCTTTATCTTTAACTCCTCAAACATTAAATTATTTAGGTAATACATCAGCTTTTGAAACTTCAGGTTATACTGCAACAATAGCAGATGTTAGAACAATGGCTACTTTTAATGGAGTTGGAATTCAATCGGATGCAGCTCAAACTCAAAATGCTACTTCAACAACAACATTAGGTACAAATGTATCTTCTACAGTAATAGGATCTCAAATTAATCTAAGAGCAACTACTGTAAATACTCTATTTGGAACTAATACATCATTAAGTACAACTTTAACAGTAGTAGGTTTAGATAGTGGAGCTAGATTAACAATACCTGTAACAATTACTAAAACAACTTAAAAATGGGATATAAAAGATTAGACGCTGAAGATTTTGTAGTTAGTGCTGATGCAGTACAAGCTACGGCATGGTCTACAGGAGCACCAACATTAACATCATTTTTTACATCATCAGTTCAGGCAGCAGGTACCTCAGGAAATTATTATTTAAGTGTATATCAAGTAGCAACTACGGATTCTGCAACTGCAGTTCAATTTGATATAGCATATGGAAATAGATATGGTAGTGGTAGTGAATATTTTAATACCACTTACCCAAATAGGACCCCAGCTTCTTCAATATATGGTCAGTATAGATCATTAATATTAGAAGATGAAAATTCTAATTTTCAATATGGTACTAGTACTAATGTTTATACTGCTGATGATTTTTGGGCATTATCAATAGATAGAGCTAGATACAAAGAAAAAATATACCCACAAACATTTAACTTAACTTTATCAGGTACAGGAGGATCGTTACACTTAACTAGTAATGTAAATGACACCCAAGTACAAACTTTTTTAGGTTCTTCTAGAGTATTACAAATAGTATCTGGATCAAATGGTAGTGCTGTATCTGGGGGAGGAGAAGTAACAAATTCGGGTTCTTATGGTTTATTATTTCCCGAATTAGGAACTATCTTATTAAATCCCGCGGCTATTTCCCAATCTATACAAGTAGATGCTAACACATCAGCTAATTTAACAAATGGTACTAACCAGGCTACTTTATTTGATGCTATAAATTTAGGATCATCTTTTACATTAAATTCAGAGGAAACGATTACTTCAGATTTTGTATTTATTAGAGCAAGGAATTCGGAATTTAATTATTCAACAAACCCCTCATTTATATCTGGTTCAACTGGGGAAGTAATATTTAACCAGTTTATAAATAATCCTCAGGTATATACAACAACCGTAGGAATGTATAATGATGCAAATGAATTATTAGCAGTAGCTAAATTATCAAGACCATTACTTAAAGACTTTACTAAAGAAAGTTTAATAAGAGTTAAATTAGATTTTTAGGATGAATGAGTGTTTACAAGTCATTAACAACATCGGATGTTATAGTAACTCCATTTAAAGTAAACAAAAGTTTTTCTTTTCAAGGTGCAAGTGCAATTACTGCCTCTAATGTAGGTATAGATAGATTTCGAGGTAAAAATATTACTTATGTTTCTGGATCAAATACAACAGGTCAAATCAAAAACCAATCCCAGGCACTAGTATATGATTCTATAAAACAATTATATTATTCTAATTATTTAAGAAGTGATAATGGTTCCCCAGCTTTTACTTCTTCTATAGGTATAGATGGTGTAAGGATAGGACAAGGAGGAATAGAACAACCCTCATATGAAAATTATTTACCTAATACTTTATTAGCAAACAGAGTATTTCCTACTAGTTCTAATGATGTTATAGGTGTAATGTCTATACCTTCAAATTTATTTGGAGAATATATAAAACCAGGAACTTTTTCATATGCTAACACAATAGCTACTTATACTGATGATGGTGAAGGGGGATTAATTAGTGGAAGTACTAAAGTAGGAGATATAATATATAAACATGGTATGGCTATAATGACTGCAAATAACCTCACACATACTAATAGATTTGTTCTTGATTCTAATATTACATGTTCTTTTCAAAGTACAATGACAATATATGAATCACAATATAAATGTACTTTTAGTCCAAATGAATATACTTATACTCAAAACCCCTCAGCTATTATAGGTAGTTCAAATAGTGGAGTAGTTTATGATTTTTTAACTGGTTCGTATTTTCAACCCTATATTACAACAGTAGGATTATATAATAATGCAAACCAACTAGTAGCAGTAGGTAAATTATCTCAACCTTTGCAAAGTTCAAATGTAACAGATACTACTATATTAGTAAATTTAGATCTCTAGTATTAACTAAAATAAACATATGAAATGGATAGGTCTTCAAGGAGAACCAATTGATACCATTACAGATTTCCCAGATAACACATACGGATTCGTTTATAGAATAGTACATAAACCTACAGGTAAATCCTATATAGGTAAAAAAGTATTATACCATAATAGAAAAGTTAAATTAACTAAAAAAGATTTAGCAATGTATGAGGGAGTAGTAGGTAGGAAACCATCTTACAAACTAACAATAAAAGAATCTGATTGGTTAACATATTGGGGTTCAAATAAATTACTTAAAGAAGTAATGGAATTAGAACCAATAGAAAATTTTGAACGTCACATAGTTAAAACAGCCCCAGATAAAAAACTGTTAACATATTATGAAACACAAATGCAATTTGTACATCAAGTATTAGAAAAACCTGATGAATATTTCAATGATAATATATTAGGTAAGTTTTTTACAAAAGATTTTGAATTATAAAATACATTTCGTATATTATATCACATGGTAAATGAACTACTAGTTAATCTAGTTAATACAGTCTTGGGGACAGGAAAAAGGACAGCACGGGGTAATCAAGCATACCATTGTCCTTTCTGTAATCATCACAAGCCCAAATTAGAGGTTAATTTTACAGAAAATAAGAAAGGCTACAACCCATTCCAATGTTGGGTCTGTGGTAAAAAAGGTAAAACAATAAGAAGTTTATTTAAAGCACTTAAGGTATCACCTGATAAATTTATAGAATTAGGTAAACTAGTTAAAACAGGTAGCCATGTAGAAGATGTTATAGTAGAAAATATAGTAGAACTACCTAAAGAATTTATCCCATTTTTTCCAGATGATAAAACTATAAAATGGAAACAAGCATATTACTATTTAAAAAGTAGAGGTGTTACAGATGATGATATAATAAAATATAACATTGGATATTGTGATTTTGGAAGATACCAAAATATGGTTATTATACCTTCATATGATAAAGATGGCATACTAAATTATTTTACAGGTAGATCATTTGAACAAGATCCATTTATTAAATACAGAAACCCAGAATGTTCAAGGGACATAATACCATTTGAATTATTTATAAACTGGGATTCACCACTAGTGCTATGTGAAGGTCCATTTGATGCCATGGCTATAAAACGAAATGCTATACCATTACTAGGTAAAAATATACAATCAAATTTACTTAAACGTATAGTACAATCAACAGTTAAAAAGATTTACATAGCATTAGACACTGACGCAATAAAACAAGCACTCAAACATTGTGAGTACTTACTAAACCAAGGTAAAGAAGTTTATCTTGTAGAATTAGATGGAAAGGATCCAAGTGATTTAGGTTTTTCCTATTTTACCAAGCTAATTCAAAACACAGAACCCATTAGTCAATATGATTTAATGGAGAAAAAGATATCTCTCATATGAAGAAGAGGAATGTAAAGAAAAAGTATAACAGGATACTAGAAATATCCGAAGATGCAAAACAAATAACCCTACCAGATTCAAGATATTATAGACGTAATGGTAAATATTATCCATCTATAACATATGTTTTATCACATTACCCAAAAGGTAAACATTTTCAAGACTGGTTAAAAAAAGTAGGATACAGTGCAGATTGGATAGTTAAAAAGGCATCCGAAGAAGGTACTTTAGTACATGAAATGTGTGAAGACTATTTAAATGGTAAAGAATTAAATTTTTTATCTGAAGCGGGCAATCCAATGTATGATCCAACAATATGGCAAATGTTTCTAAAATTTGTAGATTTTTGGGAGACATATAAACCAACACTACTAGAAGCCGAAGTACACCTATTTTCGGATAAACTTAAAGTAGCAGGTACATGCGATTTAGTATGTGAAATAGACGATGAACTATGGATTATAGATTTTAAAACATCAAACCATTTACAAACGACTTACGATTTGCAGACCGCTGTTTACGCCAAATGTTATGAAGAGTGTTTTGGTAAGAAAATAGACAGACTAGGAGTTCTATGGTTAAAATCATCCAAACGTGGACCTAAAGAAGGTAAGATTCAAGGTAAAGGTTGGGAAATGTACGAATCAAAACGTACACAAGAAGAAAACGTAGACATATTTTTAACAGTTAAGAAATTATTTGACCTAGAAAACCCAAAACACTCACCAATATTCACAGAATTTAGAACGCACGTGAAGAAAAAAGACTGATATTTATATCATATGATATCACTGATGCAATTACTAAAAGAAGTTCAAGGCCGTCCTGTAGCAATACTTTTAGCAGGTGCTCCTGGAGCAGGTAAAGGTTCTGTACTAGCAGATTTAGATTTATCTGGTCTAAAAACACTAAACCTAGATGATACAATAGCAGCTTTATCTAAAACAGATGGATTTACACTAAATCAAAAAGCAGCAGATGCTGAAGATAGAAGTAAATTTATGAAGGCAATGGCTCAAGCTACTAAAAAACTTAAAGGTGAACAAATACCTCAAACCATAGCTAATAAAGAATCTTTTATATTAGATGGTACATCAGCGTCTAAAAACCAAACTATTAAATTAGTTAATGAGTTAAAAGAAGCAGGGTATGAAGTAATGATGCTATATGTTTATACTGATTTAGAAACATCTCTAAAACGTAATCAAGAACGATTTGAAAAATCAGGTGGAGAAGATAGAAGTTTACTACCAGGTTCAGTACTTAGTGCATGGAAAGGGGTAACACAGAATTTTGAAGATTATCAAAATTTATTTGGGGATAATTTTGTATCTGTAGCTAATACAGGTGATTCTGAAACAATGAAGGATATAGAAAATATATTAAAAACTTATGTTAATCCTTTTAAAGTTAAAGATGGTAGACAAAAAACAGAAAAAGAATTAGCTAGAAGTAATGCTCAAAAAGCAAAACTAAACCAAGATATACAAGATATTATACAATCAGACCAAATACAAAATATTATAAATTCTTCTGTATCAAAAGAAGAAGCACAAAATAAGATAAACGCATTTATAAAATGAATGAGTTAACTAAATTTTTAGTAGAAGGTATACTAAATGAAACAACGGAAAAGGTAGTTGCTTTATTTGGTGGTGGATTCAAACCACCTACAAAGGGCCATTTAGATGTAGTTAATCAAGGCATAAAACAAAACCCAGAAGTATCTGAAGTAAAAATACTAGTAGGTGGAGGGGAAAGAAATGGTTTTACACAAGACCAGGCAGTTAAGATTTGGAATTTATATAATGATATAGGTTTTATAGATAAACCTGCTACAATAATACCTGTTAGTTCACCCTTTACATATTATAAAAATTATCTTAAAGATAACTCAGATGATAAAGTATATGTTTTTATAGGATCAAGACCCGATGATGAAAAGGATCAAATGGATGTTAAACAAAGATCTGAATTTGTAAAAACATATAGTGATAATGTTATACCTGTAGAAGTAGCTACTACAGGAGGAGTATCAGGCACATTAGCTAGGAAATTATTTAAAACAGATATAGATGGTTTTAGAAATATGTTTCCTGAAAATTTACTTGATGAAGATTTTGATAAA